CCGCTCGCGCTAGACCCCGCTAAAAAATCTAGAACTGAACCCTTGACACCGGCCCCGCAAGAGCGGAAGCTGGACCTAGCACCAAAACCACACACCAACCCAAGGAGAGACATGAACACCGCAAGCCCGAGCACCACGGCCCGCGACTTCTTTGCGGCCAACCCGAACCGCCACGACCGGCGCTTCCCGAACCCGGTCCCGAGCCCGTTCCACGCCTCGGCCCCCTTCACCCCGGCCGCCGTTCGCTCGGCCGCCTTCGACCTGGCCGCCGAGCGCGTCCGGGTCGCGCTGGCCTCTGGCGGTGCGCTGTGAACGACGTGCGCCTGAGCACCGATCACGACTTCGCGAGCGTCGGGGTCCTCGATGACCCCGGCTACCGCGACGGCGTGGTCTGGCTCGAACTGAACCGCCACCACGAGGACGGCCCGCCGCGCATCCCGCTCGCCAACCTCACCCCCGCCGAGGCGCGCGAGCTGGCTGCTCAGCTCATCAAGGCCGCCGACGCCACCGACCACCCCGTCATTGACGGAGAAGTGGAGCGCGAGCTGTGAACGAGCGCCACCCCTACCCCGAGAGCGACAGCGCGACCGCGCTGGGCATCGCTCTGATCTACACGGCGGTCGTTCTGGTCGCCGCAGCCATCGCAATCGCTTGGAGCGTGGTCTCGTGAGCATCGTCCAGAGCTTCACCCTCCGCAACAACAAGCGGAAGGTGGCGATCAACCTCGGCAACGTCACCCACGCGAGCCCGCACTTCTGGTTCCCGCCGGAGACTCGCGACGACCCGGACCCCACGCCGACAAGGTGCGTCGAGGTCCACGTCGCCGGGTGCGAGATCCCCTTCATCCTGGCGACCACCTACGAGGACTTCGTGTTCGCGTGGGGCCGCGCAGTCACCCCCCAACCCACACCCATCCTCGTCCAGGGAGGCGCACGATGACCACCAACCCGCTCCGCAAGACCAAGAAGAAGGGCCGCGCCAACGGCGACTGGAAGCGCATCGCCGCTTCCCGGCAGGCCGCGCACGGCAACCGCGAGACCGTCCGCACCGTAGGGCTCTCGGCGTCTGCTCCGGCGCTCTCGGCAGTCGGCTCGGCGGCATACCGCCGCTCGCTGGCCCGCCGTGGACGGAGGTCGGCATGAGCCGCGCCGACATCCGCCGCGCCGGAGTCCAGCGCAACCGCAACGGCGCAGTCCGCGCCGCCGCGTGTTGCCGGATCAAGCCCTGCGCGCGCCACGAGGCCGTCAACGGCCTGCTGCTCGAAGTCCGCAAGGCCGGGAAGTGGCAGCCGCTCGGCGTCATGGGCCGGGACGGGCAGTGGGTGATCCGCAAGGACCCCGGCAAGGCGGTCGAGCTGTGAGGGGGCAGGCTCGCGTCGAGCTGCACCACGACGGCGAGTTCTCGGCGCTCCACATCGGCCGCCACGCCGAGGGCCTCTACCTCGACGTGTGCGCGTCCGAGGACGGCCGCGAGGCCATCACCGGGATCATCCTGCTCGCGCCGCACGAGGCGCACGAGCTGGCCCGTAAGATCACCGAAGTCCTCGACAGCACACCCAAGGAGATCGAGTCGTGAGCAGCCCCGAGACCGTCGCACGGCCCACCCTCGCCGAGGGGGTCCACAAGATCGTCCGCGCTCACCGCTTCGGCGCTGGCGCGCTCGAAGTCCACGCGCTCCGCAGTGAGATCGGCACCGGCCACCCGTTCGTCGGCATCCGGCTCATCGCGGACGCCGGGGACAACACCACCGACTTCATCAGCGCCGACGACGCTCGCGCGTACGCCGCCCTGCTGATCGAGGCCGCCGACGTGGCCGAGCCCCCTCGCTGCCACGCTTGCGGGATACACACCCCGCACCTGCGCCACCACAACACACCGCCAACCATCTAGGAGAGACAACATGAGCATGAGAATCAACGCGAGCAGCGTCGTTCGCGGCGATCAGGTCAAGATCAACCACCGCTGGCACTACGTCCAGGCCAAGGAGATGCCGCGCGACGGCCTGAAGGTCTGGCTCCGGCTCGACAACGGCGAGCTGCTTGAGTACGCGGGCCACGAGATCGTGGAGGTCGGCGACAAGCTCTCCGGCTCCGGCGGCTCCGGGAGCGACGCATGACGCGCCGGGACTGGCTCGTGTGCCTGATCGCGCTCGTGGTGTTCGTCGTGGTCGAGGTCGGCGTCCTGCTGGCCCTGAGTTACGCCACCCCGTCGAGCTGCACGCCGCACGCGATCTTCGTCGGCAACACCGTGATCGAGTATTGCCGATGAAGCGCCACTACATGACCGGCGCTGAGCGCATGGCGTGGCTCGGCATCCGGTACTACCTGCGTAACCTTGGAGTCACCGCGCTCGCGTTCGGCGTCGGCCGCTTGACAGCCCGGCGTCGAGCGCGCACCATCTGAGGTAGCAACCGAAAGGAAGATCAACATGGCCGTCACGGTCACGCTCCACCTGCACGACGGCACGACAATCGTCGGCGACACCGACAGCGCCACGTCAGACGCGGCGGCGACCGCCGTCTCGCTGCGTGACCAGCTCGACGCCTACGAGTGGGTGACCTTCACCCGCGCGGCGGCCCCGATGATCCTCGTGGACCGCAGCAACATCAACTACTTCGAGATCACCGTCTCGTAGTCAACCCTCACCATAGGAGAACACGCACCGTGAAGAGTTACGTAGGTCAGAACTGCGTCCTTGAGTGCCTCGCCACGCCGAACGCCTGGCGGCGCAACAAGATCGACGCGCCGGTCGCCATCCGCGACCTCAAGTTCCGCGAGCTGACCAGCCTGCTGAGCTGGCTGGTCAACTCGGTGGACATCATCGCTCGGGCTCAGCGGACGACGCCGAACCCCGCGCTCGGCACCCCGGCGACCGGGAGCGAGCTGGACTGGCTGCTCTCGACCCCCGTCGTCGCCGAGATCGTGACGGCGTTGGAGATCAAGCAGCTCCACGCCGCGAGCGCCGTCAACCGGCAGCGACACGGGTTCGCTGCCACCGTCCAGGACGGAGCCGCGCGATGATCCACTTCCTGCTCTACGTCATCGCCGTCGTCCTGCTCAGCGTCGTCGCCTGGGTCTGCCTCGTGTTCGTGGCGGCTCTCGTGTCGGCGACGTTCGACGCCGTGCGCGGCGTCGTCCGTCAGCACCGGAAGGAGCGCACCAATGTTTCGAGGCCGTAAGACCTACCGGGTCAACCGCTGGTCAACCGACAGCTCGGACCCCCAGATCGCGCTCCCGGAGGATCGGGAGGAACGGCCGACGAATGAGTCGGATGTGGTCAGCTCGGAGACGTACGGCGGCGCTCACATGCCGGTGCTGGACATCGACGTGCCGCACCACTACGAACCGAGCACGACGCCGGGCCACGGCCACCTGTACCTCGACGTGGCGATCTCCTGGCCGGTCTACCGCAAGCTGCTGATCGCGCTCGAAGAGGCGGGGGTGCTCGAAGAGGGCTACGTTGGGGCCTCAATCGACCGGAGAGCGACGTTCGTGCGCTTGCCGTGGGTACGGAAAGGAGCAGACAATGGGAAAGCGTCAGCGAGCGCGTGAGCGCGCGGCAGGGGCCTTCGTGAGTCCCCTGCTGGCCGAGTACGCCAAGCGCGTGAGGGCCTCTGTGGAGGCCGTAGGCGACGTTCCGCCGGGCACCCACACAATCACCCTCGGCGACATCGTGGAGCAGCAGGAGGCGGCGTTCCGGGCCGCGACGGAGGTCGCTACGGTGGCCCCGCCGGACCCGACGCCGGAAGAGATGCTCGCGACGGCCGTGGAGTGGACGAATCGGTGCCGGTTCGCGCTTGGCGCGAAGGTCTGGCGCAAGGTGGACGGCAAAGAGGCCCGCGTCATCGACATCAAGTTCACGCCGGACGGCTGGCCCACCTACCTCGTGCAGTACGAGAACGCCAAGCGGGAGAAGCACCCCGTTCCGGCCGCGTACGAGAAGCTGTCCGCTCGCCGGGTGTACTTCCCGGTGGACCTCACGACGGGACGAAACATCCTGCCCGAGGTAGCCTGAACGCATGGTCTCCACACTCCCAAAGGGCACGCTGGGTTGCGACTACTCGATGGCGCGACCCGGCGGTGCCGCCATCGCCGCCGCTGGCTACAGGTTCGTTCTGCGCTACCTGAGCTACCAGCCGGAAAAGAACATCAGCCCGCCGGAGCTGGCAGACCTGCATAGCCACGGCCTGTATGTAGGGTTCGTGTGGGAGACCACCGGGACCTCGATCCTCGGCGGCGCTGGAACCGGCGCTGTCGAGGGGGCCGCAGCTCGCTCGATCCTCGAAGAGTGCGGCGTCCCGGCCGACGTGCCGATCTTCGTCGCGCTCGACGAGGACGACCGTGGCGTGTTCGGCTGGCAGGGCTCGATCCGTGAGTACCTCGTCGCCTTCGCTCACGCGAGCGGTCACATGGCGATCCCGTACGGCTCGAACCGCGTGATCGACTTCTTTGAGAGTGGCTGGCAGACCGAGGCGTGGTCCACCGAGATTTCTCGGTTCGCCGCGCTCTACCAGCGCGCCGGGTCACAGACGCAGGCGTACCACTCGTTCCCGCCGAACACCCTGGACGAGGATGTGCTGCTCGCCGACCAGGCGATCTTCTTTGCCCCCGGCCCGCCACCGGCTCCGACCCCGGCCCCCGTCCCGATCCCTTCAGGAGACACCGTGCTCTACCCCGGCAACGTCAACGCTCACGGGCCGCTGAACTTCGCTCACCCGACCGTCGTCCGGCTCCAAGCCCTGCTCTACGCCAACGGCCTGCTCATCGCGCCGCGCAACGTCCTGCACTCCGTCCTCATCGCCGCGATCAACCGCGTCCAGGAGATCAACGGCTGGCCCATGACCGGCGTCGCCGACGAGCGCGTCTGGGCCTGGTGCCTCCGCAGGGAGCCGTGAGCTGTGCCTTGGTCACCTGCCTACCCTGACGGCCCCTTCACACACTCCGATGGCTTCGAGGCCCCGTTCCCGGAGGAAGCGCGCTGTGTGGCGCGCTCCAAGACCCGCTCGAACGAGGCCGGGGTGCCGCTCCGGTGCCGCAAGCCCCGGTGCATCGGTCTGCGCGTCTGCGCGCGGCATGGCGGCGCGAGCCCGGCCGCCGTGGACAAGCGCAACCGGACAAAGGCCGTGGCCCGGCTGCTCAAGTTCGTCACGCCGATCCCCGGCGACGACATCGAGGCCAACCCCATCGCGGCGTTCGAGCTTGAGTTCCGGCGCACCATCGCCAAGATCCGCTACCTGGACGAGATGATCCTCGAACTCGACCCCGAGCAGCTCGGGTGGGGCAAGGCCGAAGAGAAGCGCGTCGGGTCCGGCGAGTTCCCCGGCACGGACATCACGAGCAAGGCGCAGGCCAACGTGTTCTACGAGATGCAGCTTCGCGAGCGGAAGCATCTGGTCGAACTCATCAAAATCTGGATCGGTGCGAAACTCGACGTGCGGAAGCTCGAAATCGAGGCGCAGAAGGTGGACGCGCTGAACGGCGTCGTCGTCGCCATCCTGACCAAGCTCGGCCACGACGTTCACGACCCCGAGCTGCGCCGGACGGTGCGAGAAGAGATGCTCGCGCTGCCCGTGGCCGGGAGCGATTCGGCCAAGGTGGTCGCCACGGCGAAGGACATCGTGTCCACCGGCCATAGCCTCGTGCGCGAGGCCGAGACCGAGGCACGCAAGCGCGGCAACCCAAGGGACAACAAGTGATCTTGCTGGGCCGCAAGCGCGGCAACCCCTTCGAGCTGATCCCCGGCACCATCACGGCGATCACGCCGAACGTGCTGTGCCAGATCGACGGCAGCGCCACGGCGATCAAGGTCAAGGTGCCGAAGTACTACACCCCGGCCGTGAACGACCGGGTGGGCCTCGTCAAGATCGGCGCTCAATATCTGGCCCTCTCCACGGGTTGACAGCCCGTGTAAACGGGCATACCTTGGTCACACCACCTACCACCAAGGAGTCACACACCATGATTTGCGGACACTGCAAGGCCGCCGACGTGGACATCCCGCACGTCAAGGCTTGCGGCCACACCCCCGGCGCTGACAACTACCTCGACGCCGTTGGAGCCCCGAGCTGGGACTCAATCGTCGCCACCCGCGCGCTCCACCCGGTCTCCGAGATCGGCGTCTACAAGCACGAGGGGGACTTCTACCGGGTCCGCGAGGGCCGGTCGGGCTACCTCTACGCCGAGCTGATCGTCGTGGACCCGAGCGGCGTGAGCTTCGAGTACAGCAAGGGCACCATCCGCAAGCTCTACGCCGAGGACCGGATCACACTGACCGAGGCCGCCGAGTTCGGCCGCTGCTTCGGAGCCTGCTGCGTGTGCGGCCGGACCCTCACCAACCCGGACAGCATCGAGGCCGGGATCGGCCCCATCTGTGCAGGGAGGCTCTGACCATGACACGCGAAGAGTGGTTGACGCTGGCAGCCGAGAGGCTGCTGGCGCTCATCGCCGACAAGACCGAGCTGCCCGGAGCTGGGAAGGTGCAGGTCTCGGTCGGCTTCCCGCGCAACGACCGCAACGGCGTCGTGATCGGACAGTGCTACGTCCGCTCGTGCGGCAAGGGGGTGACGCAGGTGTTCATCTCGCCGACGTTGACCGCGCCGACCAAGGTGCTCGCGACCCTGCTCCACGAGCTGATCCACGCTTGCGATGACTGTGAGAGCGGCCACAAGGGAGCCTTCGTTAAGGCGTGGCGCGCGCTCGGGTTCGACGGGAAGCCGACGACCAGCGAGGTCAAGCGCGGCTCCGAGCTGTGGAAGGTGCTGTGCTCGGTGGCGTCGGATCTCGGCCCATACCCGCACAAGGGCCTTCAGCCCGGCTACCGCATGACCAAGAAGCAGGGCACGCGGATGGTCAAGTGCTCGTGCGACGACTGTGGCTACACCGTCCGCACCACCCGCAAGTGGCTCGAAGTCGCCACCCCGTTCTGCCCCAACCCCGAGTGCGAGGCCGCCGGTCTCTCGCTCACCATCGAAGAGAAGGAGCAAGATCCAGAATGAAGATCACCACCCGGCAGCTCGCGTTCCTCGCCGGTCGAGCGTTCGTGCTCGGCGAGGCCCGCAAGCCGTCCGAAAAGAAGATCACCGAGGCGTGCCCGTTCGAGTACACCGAGCCGGGCACCAAGGAGGCCGACCGCAAGGGAGAGAACGGCCGCCGCGCGGCGTGGCTCAAGGGAGCGACCGAGGCCCGCGCCGACCACGTGCCCCCGAGCAAGCGCGTCGAGGCCAAGCGCGACCCGCGCGCTCAGGGCCGCCACTTCTACCAGCGCGAGGCCAAGCTGCTCGGGAAGGGGTACGTCCTCCCGGTGTGACCGGGATCACACCCGCCGGAGTGGTTAGCGCCGCTCCGGCGGGGCATAATCTGTAGTGAGAGCCACGGAGGCCACCAAGCCGCCGGTAAGCTATCGCAGAGCCCTTGAGGGGAGCTGCGAGCGACCGGGACAGAGCTTAACCGCCTCGCCAGGACTCTCGGCGCACAAAGGCACTACGCGGCCGAGGCCGCCACACTCAAAGCCTGTGCAGGCCCGGTGGGATTAGAAGCCCTCACCGGGCCTTTTGCTTTGCCCGTAAACTGATCGCGTGACCAGCATGGGGCAGCAGCTCGCGGATCTTTGGGATACGCCGACTGACTACAGCACTGACCCGGTGGCGTGGTGCGCTGATCGAGGCGGCGAGTACATGTATGCCGCGCAACGCGAGATCATGCAATCAGTGGTCGAGCATCGCTACACCGCCGTCCACTCCGCGCACGATATGGGCAAATCCAAGGTCGCCGCGAACCTCGTGACGTGGTGGATCGACTCGCACCCGCCGGGCACCGCGTTCGTCGTCACCACGGCACCGACCGCCGCGCAGGTCTCCGCGATTCTCTGGCGCGAGGTCGGCAAGATGAAGCTCAAGACCGAGACCAAGGGCCGGATCAACCGCGCCGGATACCCGCAGTGGTTCATCGGCGACATCCTCGTCGGATATGGCCGCAAGCCCGCCGACTACGAGGAAAGCGCCTTCCAGGGAATCCACGAGCGGTACGTCCTCGTGATCTTGGATGAGGCGTGCGGCATCGCCAAGCATTTGTTCGACGCCGTGGACGCGCTCGCCACCAACGAGTACGCTCGCGTGCTCGCCATCGGGAACCCGGACGACCCCGGCTCCCACTTCGGCGGCGTCGTGTGCAAGCCCGGCTCCGGCTGGAACGTGATCCACCTGGACGGCCTCCGCTCACCGAACCTCACCTACGACCGCGTGGTCGGCCCCGACCCCGAGAACCCCAAGTTCCCGCTGCTCAAGACCCTTATGGAGGTCGAGGGCATCCCGTTCGCCACCGAGGCGATCCCCGAGGACATCCGGCCGCTGCTGATCTCCGAGCTGTGGATCGAGGAACGCATCAAGCGGTGGGGAGGCGTCCCCGAGGACGCGCAGCTCGTGTTCCCGCCGGACCAGCTCCGCGAGCTGGTCTCCCGCCGCTGTGCGTCGAGCCCGATCTTTCAGGCCAAGGTGCGCGGCGTGTTCCCGGACAGCGGCTCCGGCGGCGTCATCCCGCTCGGGTGGATCGAGCTGGCGATCAACCGCTGGCACGATCTCATGGACGGCGACAAGTACCCGACCGAGGTCGCGCCGAGCCTCCGCGCGCCGGAATCCGGCCGCAAGGTGATCGGCGTGGACGTGGCGCGTGGCGGCGAGGACGAGACGGCCATCGCGATCCGCTACGGCTCGCTCTGCACCGAGATCCGGCGCTACCGGCAGGCTGACACGACGGAGACCGCCGACACGGCCGCCGCGCACCTGCACGAGCCCGGCTCGATTGCCGTGGTGGACGTGGTAGGCGTCGGCGGTGGCGTGTTCGACCTCCTGCGCCGGTACAAGCGCGAGGGGATGATCGTCGGCACCCCCATGCCGTTCACCGCCTCGGCGCAGTCCGGCGGCGTGGACGCGACCGGCGAGTTCAAGTTCCGCAACGACCGCTCGGCGGCGTGGTGGCGTATGCGCGAGCTGCTCGACCCCTCGCGGGGCTCCGTGGTGGCGATCCCGGACGACGAGATGCTGAAGGCCGAACTGTGCGCGCCGCACTTCCGCTTCCACATCGGCGGCATCCTCGTGGTCGAGAGCAAGGAAGAGATCAAGAAGCGGATCGGCCGCTCGACGGACAGCGCCGACGCTGTGATTCAGGCGTTCTGGGCTGACGGCGGCGGGGAGATGCCGAAGGTCCAGGAGTTCCAGCCCGCAAAGCACGCCGAGTACGCTGTGTACAGCGAGGGATACCTGCCGTTTGTCGAGGACGACATGAATGTGGGGCCGGGAATCCAAGGTCGAGGGTGGGGTTCGCGCGACATGCCCGATTGGAGTGACTTGTGACGGTTCAACTGCTTGCGGAAGGCGACAGCTTCAGCGTGCCGCTGGACAAAGAAGAGGGTTCCGAGTTCGGGTGGTTCGACCGGCTGCTCTTCGGCTGGCGCGACGGCAAGGTGTTCGACTACGGGGATTGGGAAGCCCGCGACATCTACGAGATGTTGGCGCGCGACTACCGAGCCCGGCAGCTTGAGAACGTCCTCGTGCAGCCGATCCTCGCGGCCGAGCGCGACATCGTGCCCGCCGATGGCGACTCCGGCGAGTGCGAGTGGCTCAAGGAGTTCTGGAAGCTCGACCACCTGAACGGCGGATGCAAGACCTCGCTCGAAGAGATTGTCGAGCTGAGCACGTCCGCGATCAGCTACAAGCGCGCCTTCTTTGAGAAGGTCTGGACGCGCGGCACTGGCGACTTCGCCGACGCGCTGGTCTACGACAAGCTCGGGTGGCGTCCGCAGACCACGTGCCGCATGAGGCGCGACCCCAAGAACGGCGACTTCGCCGGGTTCGAGCAGGAGGCGTTCTACGTCGGCCCCGAGATCGCGCAGGGCCACTGGCCCATCGAGATCCCGGCTCAGCGCGCGTTCGTCCATCTCCACGACCGGCGTCGCGACCCGCTGAACGGGTCGAGCGACATGGAGATTGCCTACTGGTGCTGGAAAACCAAGCAGAAGATCCTCTTCCTGTGGTTCCAGTTCCTCGAAAACGTCTCGCTGCCTCGCACCCTCGTTACCGGCCCGGACATCGCCACCGCGAACGCGATGGCCGCGCAGATTGCCAAGCTCAAGGGCAGCGGCGTGCTACCCGTGGTCGGCAAGACCGGCAGCCGAGCTAGCGGCCACTCGCTCGACGTGACCACGCTCGACGTGAGCGGCAAGGGTGCCGAGCAGTTTATGAACGCGATCCAGTGGCTCGACAACGCGGCGTCCGACGCCGTGAACGCCGGGTTCGTGAACCTGACTGGCGGCACCGGCAACATGGGGCAGGCCGGAGGGAGCTACGCGCTCAGCAAGAACGCGGGCGACCTTTTCTTGCAGCGCGAAGAGAGCAAGACTCACGAGCTGTCTCACTCGATCCGGCGTCACGTGTTCGCGCCGCTCGTGCGGGCCAACAAGGGGCCGAGCGCCTCGGTGCCGCACCTGCGCTTCGAGCCGCTGAACGACGAGGACAAGAGCACGGCCGTCGAGCTGCTTCAGACCGCTCTCGGCGTCCGCTTCGCGCCAGGGCAGCCTGACACCGTGCCGTCCGAGTTCGTGGAAGAGCTGGCCGGGCAGGTGGCTAACTACCTCGGCCTCGACGCCAAGAAGATCACCAAGGCGTTCCAGGACCAGGCCAAGCAATCTGCCGAGGCGGCCGCGAAGCAGAGCGCCGCTGGCGCGAGCCCGCAGGGGCAGGCCGTCGCCGGGATCTCGGGAGCGACCAACTCCGCGCTTCAGGTCGTGCAGCGCCTTCGCAACCCTCGGCCGAACAACTCCCCGCCGAAGGCCGACTACCCTCCGGTGCCGAAATGAAAGAGCCGTGCTGTGACAAAGCCCGCGTCTGCTCCGGTTGCACACGCGAGAAGCACCATCTCTGCTCGGGGTGCCACGGTTGCGGCTGCCTCCGGTCGGCGCTCGTAGCGGCCAAGTCGCACGGCTTCCCGCTCGACAGCAAAAAGAAGCCGTGAGGCTACACGAGCCGGTCCCCGACGACGCCTTGACGCGGCAAGTCTCCCGCCTCCTGGCGCGCGGTGCGCCGGAGAACCTTCAGGCTCGCGGCGTCGCGCACGTTCTACGCCTCCCCATCCTGCCCGTAAGGACCGCTCTGGCGTTGGCCGGGTCAGGAACCGTCCACCGGCCAAACGCGCGTCTCCGTGAGGCTGAGGGGGCAAGAACGGCCGGTGTGGTCCGGCAGGTCCGGGACGACGAGCTGTATTTCCGCTCCGCGTACGTCGTGGCGGCCTCCAAGCGCATCAACGCCTCGATGAAGGGCGGCATGACGTTCCGGCAGGCGATGGCGCAGGAGCGGCCCTTCAGCAAGGCCCACGAGCAGGCCCGGCGCAACCGGCTCTCGACCTCGATCAAGATGCAGCAGCAGACCGACCTCTTCGGGCCGCTGCTCGGCTGGTATCGTGACCCGACCTCGAACTCCGAGTCCGAGTGCTACCAGGCAGACGGCCACAACTTCTACGCCGCCGAGGGGACCGTGATCGGCTTCCCCGGCTCCGTTCACCCGCACTGCCACTGTGTCGCGGGGCCTCCGCACCCCGGCGGTGGAATGGTCAACGATCAGGTAGGCTTACACAGAGAGCACACCACCTACCGCCTCAAGAAATGAGGACACGTTGCCCAAGCAATCTCCATCTACACTTGCTGACGATCTTGCGGTCCCACCCCCGCACCCCAACCGCCGAGCGGTCTGCGCGCTGATCGAGCAGGCCCAGCAGCTCCCCGAGCGTGACGGCGCTGCTGTCCTGGCCGCCGTCGAGAACCCGAAGTGGTCCACGCGGCAGCTCTCGACCGTGCTCGGCAAGCACGGCATCAAGATCAACTTCACCGCCATCGGCAACCATCGACGCGGCGTCTGCCCGTGCTACCGAAAGGATGAGGCGTGAGCGCCGACGACCCCACGTTTGACGAGATCCTCCGGGCCGACCTCGAAAAGGAGGAACTGCGCGACGCGCTCCGCGCCATGAGCGGGAAGCTCGCCAAGGCCCGCAACAAGCAGGACGCGCTGTGCGCCGCCGCGTTCGAGGGAGCCCAGAGCGCCATGCTCGCGCTCGGCGCACCCAAGCCGGTCAAGCTCCCGGTGCTCGGCAAGGCCAAGGGGCGGCCCGAGGTCGCGCTCTGGCACCTGAGCGACTGGCAGGGCTCGAAGCTCACGGTGAGCTACAACACCAATGTCATGCGCGAGCGCGTCCGGCGCTACGTCGAGAAGGCCCTCAAGATCACCAAGATCCACCGGAGCGACCACGACGTTGACGACTGCGTGGTGGCCTTCGGCGGCGACATGATCGAGGGCTTGTTCAACTTCCCGACGCAGCCGTACGAGATCGACTCGACCCTCTTCGATCAGTACGTCAACGTCGCGGACTTGATCGTGGAGACCCTCCGCGCTGCGCTGGCGATCTACAAGACCGTCCACGTCGTCCCCGAGTGGGGCAACCACGGCCGGATCGGCTCGAAGCGGGACGCCGTGCCGAAGTCGGACAACGCCGACCGCATGACGTACCAGCTCGCTCGCGCGCTGCTGAAGGACGAGACCCGGATCACCTGGCAGGACTGCCCCGAGGACATTCAGCGGTTGGAGATCGGCAACTACCGCGCGCTCGTGATCCACGGCGACGAGGTTGGCCGCAACGGCTTCGCCTCGCCGACCACGATGGTCAACCACGCGAACAAGTGGCGCTCCGGCGCATACGCCTGGGACTTCCGGGACATCTACATGGGCCACTACCACAATCACGCCGAGTGGTCAATGGCGAACGGAAAGGGGACGATCTACCAGACCGGCAGCACGGAGAGCGACAACCGCTACGCGCGGGACACGATGGCCGCCTCGGCGATCCCATCCCAGCGACTCCACTTCATCGACCCGGTGAAGGGCCGGGTAACCGCTCAGTACAAGATCATCCTTCAGGAGGACGACGAACGGTGAAGGTCTACGTGTCCGGCCCCATGCGAGGCCGCAAGGCGTTCAATTTCCCGGCGTTTGACGACGCAGCAGATCAGCTCGAAGCGCGCGGCCACGAGGTATTCAGCCCGGCCAAGCGGGACCGCGATCTTCACCCCGAGATCGACTGGTACGAGCTGAGCGGCGACATGGACGATCTCCACCCCGACGACTTCGATCTCCGCGAGGCGCTGGCCGCCGACTGCGCGTGGATTTGCGGCGAGGCCGAGGCCGTCTGCACGCTCGACGGGTGGGAAAACAGCTCGGGTGCAAACGCCGAGGTCGCGCTGGCAAAGGCGCTCGGTCTGCCCGTTTACACGCTCGATCAGTTCAAGGCCGGATGGAGCCCGAAGTGGGGGAAGTGGGAGGGCCTGGGGCCGATCCTGCCGCAGTACCGCGCGGTGCAGCAGATCGTCCCCGACCAGTCGGCCGAGTTCGACCGGCGTCACCCCGAGACGGTCCTGCCGTTCAGCGGCGGCTTCATCACCACGCCTGCCGCCGAGGTTCGCGAGGTCAGCGAGTCCGGCGCGATGAAGGGGGTCAAGCTGGCCCGGTTCGACCTCATCCCGGTCAAGGCGCTCAAGGCGGTCGCCGAGCACTACGGCCGCACGGCGCACAAGTACCCGCCGAACAACTGGCGCAAGGGCTTCGAGTGGAGCAAGAGCTACTCGGCGCTCGTGCGGCATCTGACGCAGTGGTGGGACGGGGAGGACACCGACATCGACCCGGCGTGGCCGGAGGGCTCCCCGCACCTGGCAGCGGTCGCGTGGCACGCGCTCACGCTCTTGGAATACAGCCTGACCGGCACGGGAGTTGACGACCGGCCCTGACACCGGCTCGGCCCCGAGAGGCACACGGTATTCTTGCCGTGTGCCTCTCCCCATTTACAGCCCCCCGGACTACGGCGAGGTCGGCGGTGCCGCCCCGTCCGCGCCAACCGGCGCTGTCACGAGCGTCAACGGTGCAACCGGCGACGTGACCGTGACAGCCGCCTCCCTCGGCCTCGGTGCCGTCAACAACACGTCGGACGCCGACAAGCCTGTCAGCACGTCCACCGCTGAAGCGATCAGCAACGCCCAAACGGCCGCTACCACCGCAGCGACCGCAGCCGCTACATCCGCAGTCGAAGCCACCCTCGGCGCTCAGATCAGCTCGCTCGCGGGCTCGAACCTTCTGGACTGAGGTCGGCATGACGCAGAACATCATGTGGGGGACGCTTTCCTCCGCTGGCACCATCTACGGCGGCGCTGCCCCCTTCCGCGCGGAAGCTGGCGCGGCCCCGCACTACCTCGGTAAGCGACTCGGCGTCCGCTGGTACTGGACCCGGCCGACTGACGCTTTCAAGACCTCCGGCGCGCTCGATACGGTCGCGTTCAACGAGGGATGCCGGATGGTCACTTCGGTCTCCAATCAGACCAAGCAGATTTCCGGGTTCACGTGGGAGAAGGGCACCAACGGCGTCAGCGCCGGGGTCGGCTCGTGGGACTCTGACTGGACCGACATGTTCACCCGCATGACGGCCAACCTGAACTTCTCGTCGCCCGTCGCCGGGACCGGCGTCGGCAGCTACGGCGGCTACACGTACCCGGACATCGAGCTTGCCATCGACCACGAGGTTGACCAGCCGAAGTACAACTCCTACGGCAGCACGGCGCAGTACGCCGCCTACGTCCGACACCTTCACAACCTCATGGTCACCGCCGGGGTCCGGGACAAGTTCTCCCTGAACTTCTGCGTCACGGAGTACGGGATCAGCAACGGCCGCCTCGGGCTCATCAACTCGTACTACCCTGGCGCGGACATCATCGACGTGCTTGGGATCGACTTCTACGGGGACTTCAGCGGCACGTGGACCTATGACGGCTCGACCAAGCCGTTCGCCACGGCCTTCGCCAACGCGCTCTCGTGGGTGCGCTCGCTGAACAAGCCGTTCAACTGCCCCGAGTTCTCCGAGGCCGAGTCCGGCAGCGACTCGGACATGCAGGCGTGGTTTGAGGGGGTCGCGACGACCCTGAACGCCGCCACGGATGTCATCTGCACGGGGATCTACCTGTGGGCTCAGGCGTCGCAGAAGTACCAGAACTGGAACTACCTGGCCTCGGACGACCCGGCCACGAGCACGGCCCATGTCGGCAAGCACACCGGCATCGCGAACGCGATGGCCGCCACCGGAAACAACGCCGTCCTTACGTCCGGCGGCGTCGCCACGGTGGCTCCGGCCCCCACGGGCCTGCACGTGATCTCGCTCGACTCGGACGGGACCGGCGCGGTGATCGGGTGGGACACTGCGCCGACCGGCTTCAGCATCGACGGCGCTCGGGTCTACCTCGGGACCGGCGTCACGACGAACCTACACCGGCAGGACGCAGCGGCCGGTCAACCCGACCAGCCGAGCACCACGGTCTCGTGGCACATCACGGGCCTCCTGGTGAACACGGAGTACACGTACAGCGCGACATGGGACAACCCGACCGGCAACTCCGGCTTCGGCACGGTCTCCGGTGCTCTCCCGACGTTCACGACGCTTCAGCCCGGCGCGGCTACCGCTCCGAGCATCACGACGCCCCCGGCGCTCGTGCCGAACGCCACCGACAGTCTGAAGTGGGACTTCTCGGTCGGCGCGACCGACCCCAACGGCGAGGCGCTGAGCTACGCATGGGTGTTCACAGACCCGAACGGCAACCAATTTCACTACACCGGGGCGACCGGCACGACCGACGAGTTCAACGTCGCCGGTAACTGGTCCTACTCGGTGGCTGTGACGAACACGTCGCTGCTCAGCAACACGGCCTCGGGCTTCATCAAGGTCACGCTCGGCTCTACGGCGAGCACCAAGTATTTCAACTGGACCAAGCCGCAGACCGGCGATCTCGTTCGGACCCTCGGCCCGCTGCTGCGCGGCTTCATGGACGACCTCGACAACCGCTTCCACTCGCAGGTCTACCGCAAGCGCGGCTCGAACTGGCAGAACGGAATCGTGGCGTCGTCGTTCGACTTCGGCTCGGCCCACAACTCGAACACGCAGACCCTCACAAGCGGTTGGGCCTATTGGGTGGCGTTCATCCTTGAGGACGACACGTTCGACCAAATCTGGCTCAATTTCAAGAGCGCGCAGGTCGGCACCGCAGGCACCGGCTCGCAGCTCGCGGTCTATGACAGCCACGGCCTGATCCTGCCGAACGGCGTTTACACGACTGGCGTGAACACGATGTTCACCACGGTCCCCAGCTCCGGGAACGCTCCGGCCAAGTTCGATCTCGTCGCCAACGGCTACACGCCGGAGAACGGTCGCACCCCTGGCGAGCGCCTCTACCTCATGGTCTACAACTCGGGAGCCACCACGGCGGCTACGATCCGGGTGTCGAGCGCGCCGGGCACCTTCGCCCAGATCGGCGACCTCGGGGCCGCTCATT